CTACGCTACTATGGTTATAGGACTTGGTGAGTCTTTATATTAATTATTCTATTATACAATACAATTTTATTAATCTAACTACTTATATTATTGCAAGTGAGTCCATAATCTTTTTTAAGGATTTTGGACAAACCTGTGCTTTTACAATGATAACCTACTTCCATATTTCCAAATTCTTCTACTACTTGTTCAATCTCCATTGGTGTGAGATTGTACCTTCTAAAGAAATCCTCAGATCGTACGTGAATTATGGTATTGTCGTCTTCTATGTGTTTCGCCCACTCAGTTCGTTCTAGAAATTGTTCCATAACTTTTGTTCCTTTACTGCCACAAGCACGCCTCATGTTGGTAAGTAGTGGTGTGATTGTGCATGGATACAAACTTTTGAGTAGACTTCCTTGAAAATCCATTCCTCTCTGTTTCCAATCCCCTCTTCCAGGCAGGTCCCGGACGCATGTTCCTGAACTTCGTATCAATACACCTGGATTAAGAATTGGTTGCCACTCTCCTACATCGTCAAGACATGGAGAATGTTTTAAAAATTGGATGTCTTCAATTTGCTCACATTTTTCAACTGTGAGCACATATCCGACTAAATTAGCGCGATTTGCAAGTTCTTGAGTATCACTGACATCCCCACAAGTGAGAAACCAGATGATCATAAAAACCACAAATGTGTTGAGTGCCGTCGTGATTACAGATCCCGAAGGCAGAATGTAACCAGTTGGTTTGACTCGGACAGACACATGTCTGTCAACTGATCGAAAAATCATATCTTTCCTTGTTTGTGCTAACAAATTTAGTACTTCGCCTCTCCATCTCAATGGAAATAGAAGTACAAATGCCTGAAACATGGAATCGCCATGAGATGAGTCGCAACTCGAAATGTCCAGATTGAATCGATGAAGTTTCCCTTTGATTCTGATTGAAATACAACTGTCATCAGAGAATACAGCTGCGAAAAACCTCCGTTTTGGATTGATCAGATTTCGAAATACTCTTCTCAGTGATTTAGTTGCTGGAGTTTTGCAGAACTCAATTTCTCCCCCATTAACTTCCCATGGCTCGTCGTTTTGAGCCTTCTTGACCAATGCCATGAGAATAAAACCTTGGAGAGATGAAGGATCACCTAAATTGACATACACCCTAGAGTATTTTCCACTCTTGGCCTTTTCATATTTAAGTTTTGCTTCCATCTCTCTTACCCAAGCCTCTTCAAATTGTTTTCCTTCCTCCGTAAGCTTTGTCCATGCCGCAATGCGCAATTTCTGAACCCGATGTGGGTCAGCATGGTGAAGCTCAGCCTCTTCTAGACAACCTCCATAGTCGTCGAAAAAGCCCTCATACAGTGCAGCCAATTCTGCAACTGCTGAGATAAAAGATTGAGATGTGCACAAGAAATCTTGGCGTGCACACAGCCACCCATCAAAACCAGGTCTTTCAGGGGAGCGTGCATTGAGGAGTCGTCTGGCTCCAAGATTTCTGTTTTGATTGTTGTTAAGATGGATGACCATGTTGGTGTCGACACAGAATCCAAAGCGAGTTAAATAATAACCAACTTTGAAGACTGGGTCAGGGTCAGGTGCAAAATTCAATTGCCCATCTTTTGTGAAATGTTTGTGCCCCGAAACTACAGAGAATCTGCCGTTTCGTTCGAACGGTAAAGTGGTCACAACAGTGACCCCTTTAACGCGGTAGAGGCCACAATACTCAGGGGCATCAGAGTAGCAGCCAGTTCTTGAAAAACCGTCTTGATAATTGGTGTTCTAGCAGCGGGATTTGTCAGATTAATAAAATAATCCGCAAATAGCAGTGTGTTAATTATGTAGCAAATTGTACAGTCATAGATGTACTTGTCATATTCAATAAGCCTAGACTCAATTGAATCCCCTGCTGGGTCTACAAGTAAGCCAATTGCATATTTAACTCGTGACTTGAGTTGGGTAGTAACTTTTCCAGTATTGGAAATGTTATTAGCCAGATTAACCTTTCTGTCTGCTATTATCTTCGCCGCAACTTCTGAGTAGATGGCTGTGGTGATTTTCCTATTGAGCCCAAGTTCATCAATAATATTAATGTTGTTGGTGTCGAGAGAGTTACTCAGGGTCAAAGCCATACCCGTCCTTCCCCCACTGTACTGTCTCAACAGACGTGACACCTCAGAGGCGTCTTGCACTGTTGCAACAATACACTCTTCCACTCCATACACCACACCCCTGTTTGCAATAAGGGATGCTTCTTCCCCTGTGTCGGCTTTCCTTTTAATTAGTTCTGAGATATGAACAGCGGATTTGATGGCATTGTTAAGCTTGGCCCCAACTCGACCAAACAATGTGGATGGCAATCTGGAAAAATAGATTGTTTTATTCCTGACTGTCAACATGTCTGCCATAAACGCAGCAACCTCTGCGCGTTTCTGTTCCTCTGCATCCTCCTTCTCGTCCTCTTCATCTTCCTCTTCTGATGAGTCTCCCCACTGTTCAGCAGGGGGTGTTTTTAGAACCTTCAACGCTTCCTTACACTTGGCCTCCAACGCATCTTGGGAGTCTAATTTCTTCAACTCCTTCAGTGAGAGCTCATATATCATCCCAGCAACTTTGCTATGGTCATTGGGACAATACTGAGTGATTGTGTGGTACATCGCTTCAACTAATTGCCGTTTTTGGTCCGCGATTGGGGCTGTGGATGGTTGTTTGTGTTCTTTTTGTTCACCTTTGTACTCTGTGGGTGCTGATGGAATTTCTTTTTGTTCTGCGGGTGAAGTTTCCTGCACACACTGATGACACATGCTCTTCTCTTTCTTCCATTGCTGAGCACTAAAAGACAATTCTGGTGCATGGATGAGACAGCGTGCACACAACTTCAATACAGGACTAGGGTTAGCTAGAGGCGGTCTGTGTTGAAGGTGCACGGTGGGAGCTCCTGGTTGAGGTGGTGGTGGTGATTCTCTTCCAGGAAGAATGATTTCTTCCCCATCAGGTTCCCCTTTCCCTTCTGGTTCTTCTTCCTCCACAGAGGCAACATCATCGAGGTCGGGAAGAATCTCTTCCCACGATGGTATTGGTGTTGGTTCGTCAGGAACAGGTGGTGCTAGAATGGCCTGCATCTTGTGAAGGTCATTAGCTAACAAATCAGTCTTCTCTTTGATTGTGAGTGGCCGTCCCATTGCTTTCCACAATCGAACAAATTCACATTCATTATTGATTCGTCTTTTCAGTGTTCCTGTTTTTGCATCTGCGTCTGTGTGGCTCTTGTTGAATTCATATAATCCCTGGACTAATGAAAGGTTCATGTCTAAGTCTTTCATGAATTGTCTGAGGCAATCTGATCCATCAGTCTTACTCTGTTGGACCATACCTTTGAGCTCTTCTGTTTCTTGTTGGGGGTATTTCTTAGCCCATGAGTCTCGAACCACACTCTGGGTATTAAGTTTGCTTTCGCTCTTTGTTGGGACTGGACCCGGTGCGGCGACACCGTCGAAATCAGAGATTCCGTAGTTTACTCCTGGTGCGGAGTTTGGTTGTTTAACATCATGAGGTGAAGGTTGGACAACCTTCTTGCGTTTCTTCTTCTTCGCTTTCTTCTTCTTCTTCTTCTGATGTTTTCCTTCTTTGTGTGGTTCAGGTTCGTCTTTGTCACTATCATCTTCAAGATCTGGGAAGTCATCTTCCTCATTATCAGATAATGGTGGCATACGATCAACTGGGAGATCCCAGGCTTCCTGAACTTGTTCTGGGTCATCTTCGTCGACTGGTATGTCAGGGATGAACTGAAACTGTCCTAAATCAACTGGAGCAGGCGGTGGTTCATACCCTTCTTGTCCTTGATCTAGGTACTCCTGGTGGATTTCGGAAATACAGTTCTGTCCCGGACAGTGACCATGTTCTCCTAGACAGTTCTTGGCGATGACACGTTCCTCACACAATTTCCAACCTTTTCTATTTTTCC